TTGTACCAGTAAGTCTGTCCTTCATGCTTGTCCTTCATGCTTGTACCAATCTACTGCGGGCATCACTCATCACTCGTCTCTTTTAATAGTGTCAGTTCCCTTTCGCTCAGCCTTCCAGGGGCCGTGGTCGGTGTAGATGGAGCCGAGGAACCCAAGTCCCTTGAGCGACTCGGGCTGCAACGCGTGGTGGAGGAGCATTGTGTCATGGGCAGCCCCAAGGACCCTGATTCCCACCGTTCGAAGTATAAAGGGGATGTCATAGAGGCCGTTTTGGAACAGCTTAGGTATTTCTGGATCCTCAAGCACCTGACGTATAAGTTCCCAACATGATCGTTCAGCTTTTGCAGTCGGCCAATAGCTGCCCCTCGCTGTGCGGGAGTCATGGATTGGAACAACGAGAGCAAGATCCGGTCTGGGTGCGAATCCAATCCGCGTAATCTGATTACCGCTTGTTTCAATATCAACCGAAAGTATCTTGCAGCCACGGATGTACCGGCGGATGAAGATGCGTATTTCGGCCAGGGACGGCTCGGTCCAGATCGTACATGGGGGGCGTTTGACATGAGGGTGGTCCTTTTCCTTCAAGATTTTACTGAGATCCGCTACAGTTGTGGGTCGGAGTTCCCATTGCCGGGTGACCGCAGAAGGATGATAAGTAAGTAAAAGCTTGTAGCCAGCAACACAATGAGTGCTGACGCAAGTAGTGCCACGAAGTTTTGTAATGCCGGTACGTCCTCCCATAGCCCAAAGAGCACTATTACCCAGACAGACAATGATATTAGGGTCACAAGCAAGCACCTCATCACCAAGCCGATCAAGCTCATGTTGGAACTCCTTTCGGACGTATTTGGATTTGGTGAGGATCGGATATCCAGCGATGCCTTCGGCCTTGCCTCCGCAGAAGTACAAAAGGTCATTGCCTGGGGGATGGTGTTGGAAGACGTTGGTGCGGTACAACTCCGGGTGAAGGTCCCATATGGCTGCGAGAGCGTAGGGGTCCTTGGCCCGGTACCATTTGGAAAGATGGGTTCGGTCCTGGGGAGTGAGGGTGATGACATTGGCATCATTCAACATCCGAAGCAACTCGGCTCCGGTTGCACCAACGAAGCCCTTGCCGATCTTGGCTTCGTTCTCGCCTTGGGCCTCACCGAGGAGGAAGATGGGTTTCATCGGGAGCCCTGCAATCGCCGGATCTCATCATCCAAATACCACTGGGCCTTCTTCAGGTTCTCGATGGGATCCCCTTTGTCCGCGTAGCGCCAGATGTACTTGATGGCATTCCCTACGTTGAAGTTGAGGTGCCGAGTTATTTCAATACATTCAACCCCTGACGGATGTCGTCGGTAATGGGAGGGATTGATCGGGTCTTCCGGGAGGGGTGGGGCCTCAGAACGGAGGGCTTCCGTGTCAGACACTTTCGTATCGTTCGATAATCCCGGCACATAGCCCGGGACAGGTATCCGATCGATCGTCCTTCGACGTAGGCTCGGCGGCAAAGCGCTCGGTCCAATGGGGTCATCTGTGGCCGTGCCTGCAAGGGCTTTGATCCCATCTGTTAGCTCCTGTTGCATGTCATCGGTGAGTTGGAAGGGTTTTGTCATCTAAGGGTTCCATCGGAAAGGGGAAGGGAGGCATTTGCGCCCTCCCTTCCAGTTGGCCCGGAACTGGAGTACCGGGCGGGAGGCCCCAACGGGTGAAGTTGGCGTCACCCGTCAGGGGAGGGGTTAACCTATTGGGGCAGTGTAGCGGACCTTAGAATACGTCCGCTTGCCATCTTCAGATTGTTCGTGCTTCATGAACACGATGACTTCGGCATTGGGGCTTTCATCAATGCCTTCTGCGAGGGATTTGCCGGCCATATCAATCCCGCAGTTGATGAGGAACTCCTTCATCATGTTCTCGGTTTTGCGGGTGACGTAGTGGATATTCTCCACTTCCTGCCCCGCAATGGTTTCACCATCGGCCTCGAACTCGGTGATTTGGTCTGGATCCACGTCATCGAGAGGGGCGATGATCTTGTGAAGGAATTTCAACTGAGGGGTTTTCTTCTTGGATGACTCTCCTTGTTCGGGGAGCCCTATCAAAACGGTGTGATAGGACCCTTCAGGCAGTACCGGGGGCGGATGGATGTCGTCAGCGTTCTTGTTCAGAATGTCTTGGAAATTTGTGCTCGTCATTTGGTCATGCTTTCATAAAGGGTTGGAATGGTTCAGTGGTGGGTCTTTGCTAGGCTTAAACTCTCCTTTGCATCGTAACCGCCTTGGGTCTTGCCGAGGGCACCAGAGTGGCGGTCTTGGGCTCTGGTGTAGCTACAGGGGGCTTGCCCTGTAGGGTTTCGAAGATCTGGGCCAAGCCGGTGTCAACATCGAGGGTCTTTGTCTCGAAGGCTTTTAGTTTAGGCATGGCCAGATCAATCGTTGTATCCGACTCAAGCTGAAGCGCACGCTTTTCGCCGAGTTTCTTCAGGCGGATATAGACCGGGAAGTATTGGGGGATCTTCGGGGAGAGCTTTTGGCCTACTCCTTGGGGGAAGATCTTCAAGGTGCCATCTGCTTGTTCCATGTATTGCCCATGACAGATGACGATGACGTTGGTCTCGAAGGTGGCCGAGGTGAGGTTCGCTAGGACCATCTCCACTGCGTCTTGAGCTTGACCGTAGACGGCACGACCGTCCTTGTCTCCGGATTTGCCGGGCTTGATGATCATGTCATGGAAGTCATAGGCCGTGTCGCAAAGGCGGGAGAGGGAATCGATGACAAGGATGCACTCCGAGCCCCATTCCTTTGGCTTGCCATAGTCGATATCGTCGTATTTCCAATGATCGAGCATCTTCATGGCATCCACAAAGGCCTTGGCCGGGCCATCGAGGGTGACGCCGAGGGGACCGGTTTTGTACTTGTCCCGAAGGGTACGGTATTCGACCCCGGCGATCTTCGAGGGGCACTCCGCTAGGAGCCGTTCTTTGAAAGGGTTCAGAAGGTTATCGAAATCGAGAATGCGGAGCTTGTATCCGGCCTTCACAAGGGACCAAAGCGCGGTGGTCTTGCCGCTTTTGGAGTCACCAAGGAAGAGGACCTTGGTGAAAAGGTTGGATTGATGTTCAGCTAGACTGGGCAAGGAGCACCTCCGTGTAAAGGGTCAATATGTCACCATCATGCAGATCGTACATACTGGCCCGGCATGTGATTCGGATGGTTGTGGGGGAGCCGTATTCGGAGCCAAAGCTGAGGGTGAAGTGGTCCGGGCCTCGGTCGGTGATACGGGCCTTTAGAAGGGGTAGAATTGCCCTCATTCGCTTTTCATTCATCAGCATGTTCCTGCCATTTCGTGAAATGGTCGCATTCTGGGTTGGTGCAGAACTCATAAGGCCCGTAGCCGCCACCAGCAAGGCCGAAGCCCATTTTGAGTTCAGATCCACATTTGGGGCATGGGTTGAAGACTACCGGCTCTTTAGGGGGTTCCATTTTTCCTCCGGGGGTAGTTGGATGAAGTCTGACTTCAGGTAGTGCTCTCGGACGGATGGGTTCTTCGAACAGACATCGCGGAAGCGGCAGCCTCCGTACTTGTCACAGGACATGTCATTCATCGGCCAATGCCCAGCTTCCGCGAAAGCCTCAGCCGCGTTCAGGTGGTATTCAAGATCATTGAGCCATTCGTCGATGAGATCATCAGAGCGATAGGTAAACCCCCGAGCGAAGCGGGTGGTGAATTGCTCAAGGCCTATCTGGGCCCCTTCTATGACAATGCCCTTCACTTCCATATCCATCACAACCTTCCCGGCAAAGGTGTAGAGGGTCATCTGGTTGGAGGGGTTGAATTGGTTGAACCAATAATCGCCGAGGGTGGTAGTGGTGGATTTGTGGTCGATGACGAAGACATTGTCGTTAATAGTGACAACCCGATCGAGGTGGCCGCAGAGCATGTACTGCGTTTCGGGGTGGCCGGTTGGGCCAAAGTCCAGAGCGAAGCGGAATGAGAGCTCGACGGCGGGCCGACCATTTTCTAAAATGATGGTTTTCGCGGAGTCCTGACGATAGTTATCGAAATAGTCCACCACGAGTTGAACCAAAGTACGCGGGTTCTTATACGTCCCAGCCTTAGTGGTGATGTCAGGGTCCCAATCTTTGATACGGATAAGTAAGAGCCGGACGGTTTCCCGTAGAGCATCTTCGAACTGAAGACCACTGGCACGGTGGATTTCGAAATC